TCAGATAGCCGCTACGCGGCATAGACCTCTACTAGGACTACTTAAAGTCCTAGTAGAGGATAGGGTATATGACGTCTATTTTAATTAGTCCCAGAAGGGTTCTTCTATCGTACCAGAGGCATTGCGCTTCTGTCCGACTTTCTTCAAAGTAGTGTCTTCTTGACCATAGTCCCAACGGATGCCACCGATATCAGCAAATGGTAATACAAAATCCAGATACTCCTCAGGTGTCTGACCAGAGACCCGATGTTTACCCCGTGCGACACACATATACGTCGTGCCAGACTCATTGACCTTATATAAGAATAACTCCAAGTCTACTTCACGACCGATACCTTTACTTTTCGCATAGTAGTTACCATCACGCACCATAATAGCAAGATCTTTCTTACCCATGCGATGGAGATCATTAGCTTCACTGGAGAGCTGGTGTGGTGTTAAGAACGCAATCTTCTTCTTAGCAAAGAAGTTGCGGGTTCTGTTGAATAGATCTTGATATCTATCTGCATCATTACCACCTGAACATCCTGTCAAAGGCAACATACAGAGATAGTCTACACAGCAGAGATGGATCTCGTATCCTTCTGCTTCGTACATGTTGATCTTGTTGAAGAGATCTAGATAAGTCCACTCTGATGGGTTTACGCGGATAGATTTAAAGACATACCCATTTTCATTGAGTCTTCTAGCAAGGTATTCTGTACCACCTTTATTGACCTGTAGTTTAGCAAAGTCTTCATCACCAAAGGCTTCATTATCAAGATTGCCTTTTAAGAGCATCATGACGTTAGCAGTAGTTAAAGTCATCTCGTTTTCTAAGGAGATATAAAGGATCAATGCTTTTTTCTCTTTATCAGTAAGAGTCTCTTCTGCTTTATTGTAGATACAGGCTCCTAGACATAAAGACAAACAGACTAAAGATTTCCCATGGTGTTGCAGTGCAGCGACTACTGTGGTCTGACCACGTCTGAGTCCTCCACGGGTCATTTTGTTCAAACCTTGCCAAGGTGTCTTGATGATAGACTCTCCTTTAGCTTCATCTCTGACTTCTCTTAACACGTCTAATAATCCATCTCCACTGATGAAGTCTACTTCTGCTGTTACTGCAGGATCTTTACGCATGTCTTCTGACATGGATTCAAAATAAGGCGTAAGCTCAGAGACGATACCACCGACGAACTTATGCATGTCTTTTATCTCATGCTGCTTATATTTAATCGTCGCTGATGCTTTTGATAAGATAGATTTGATCTCATCTTCCTTTAAGGCATTGGTGAGATCTCTTCTTAATGAGAACACCACGTGATTAAGCTGATCTTTCTCGTAAGGATAGCTTACTGCTTCTTGGATGGTATTAAATAAAGACTCATCATCCTCACAGACCACTTTTAGATCTGTCATGATCGATACCTCATCAAAGTGTGCATCTTCTCCTGTGCGAGCCATCTGGATGATCAGATCTCGTATCCCTTGTAGTTTACGATGCTCTGATGTGAATGCTTGTGTCTCTGGGATATCAATGTTCTTAAGTATATTTAAAACAAAGTCCTTATTAGAGACATTGATCTTATCGATCTGGTTCTCTCTGATAAGCAATGTAAAACATTTGGTCAGTAACAGTTTAGTGTTCATCGATGATACTCTTTTTAAGAAAAACTATGAGGTCATACCTCTTGACCCACTAATAAGATACGCTCTATCCCTGTGCAAACAGGGTAGAGTACTACGATCATCTACGTGTAAATATAGTCATGTATGATGTATAATAAAATACACATGCTTATGATAGCTTATATTTTTACACGATATAAATAGGAGAGGAAAAGATGACTTATGCACGCGGAGAGGATCATCCTTTCCAACCTGTCATCTATGTCACCAAAGCCATCTATGAACAGTTAGAATGGTCAAAACTAGAGTTAAAAGATCTCTACCATTTTGACAAAGTACTAACATCTTTAGGTGACCAGGCGATATTAACTTTACTGGGACTTAACCTCAATACTGAGGATAATCCACGTTATATTCATGAAAGAGGTCCTTATCTCCCAAATGCCATAGGTACCGCGACATTATTGCATTTGTGGCAAGAGGATCTCCATGATCACGAAGACCTGAAGCTTGCCTATGAGAAGATCTTGACTGAGCTCTCCTTGCTCAGTCATTATCCTGCGATAGCCAAAGCTTTTCCGGTCGAAGAGACGGACATAAATCTCTCTTACCAGGTGATTCATGATCCGAAATCGATCTTTGTGATCCTAGATTCGTATGCTGTAACTACAGATACGAAGAACCTTTCCCAAGAGGAAAGTAACCTTTTATATACGAAATTTCATGCATTGGCTACGGAGATTACTAGGTCGGTGATAGAGACGTATTCTCTTTACTTCACACATGACCGTGTAGCACAGTCTCCGTGGTTCTTCCATTATGTTGATCAACTATAAAGGACTTAATTAATTATGGCTATTTTTGGTTCCAAACAAAAACCTTCTTCTCATAACGCGGCTTTGCTTGATAATGCAAAACGTGCTTTTGCCACTCGTGGTAACCCACTGGACAGTGGTGTCATCAGTCGTGCATTCTCAGCAGAATCCTTGGATGCTACCGAGCGTGAAAAGCTAGATGGTGCTGTACAGGATCTTGAGACCACGCTGAGTGAAGTCGTTAATGAGACTGAGAAATCTGAGAACGTTGAGTTTAACGAAAACCAACGTGATGCAGCACTTGCCGCTGTGGCTGCTGCGGGTTCCCGTCAGCGCGTGCAACAACAAGCAGCTCAAATCCCTGCACTGGGTGAAAATGATCGCTTGATCCCTGTCAACGCAGCGGTCTCTGGTGAAGCTTCTGTACCGCGTATCGCCCAAGAAGCATTCGACACCACTGAGAACCGTAACGCTATGCTGTTCTCATTTGCCTACAACTTGAACGCAGCTCGTCAAGATGAATTCGGTGAGACCTTCTTCCCGACCATCACCATGGCACCGACTGATGCTGCTGCTATCATTGAAGTAGACCTTCTGAACGTTCTGGAAGATCAGAAACGTCAGCTTGATGGCAGCTATCAATACCAGTTTGGTCGTAAGTCTCTGGTAGCCGCTATGGTCTATCCGGAGATCCTGCACAACGACACTACCCGCATGTATCCGGTCTATCGTGATACCAGTCCGGAAAACATGGCCAACTTTGTCCAAGCTTCTGATGTTGCCCCTTACAACGTAGAAACTGAAGATGGTCACGTCATCAAGACTGCACCTCTGGCTGTTGGTCGTGATCTGGATTACATGGGCCTCTGTGCTGCCGACCACCTGATCGGTATGGACACCCTGAACCAGACTGATGCGATCGATCCTAGCGTCAACCTCAGCAACGTCTTCATCAAACTGAAGACTGGTGAAGTCATCGCTTTCCGTGGTCTGGAAGCACTGGCTGAGTCTACCTATACTGCAGCTGTCACTGGTAACAACCGTCAGATGAACCTGAACTATCAAGCCCGTCGTCTGACTGTCACCCCGACTACTACTAAAGCTGATGGCACTGCCCTCAGTCTGGCTTCTCAGACTGCTGGTCATTCTGTATCTCTGCAGTTCAACATCTCTTCTAACCTGAACCTGGAAACTGGTCAACTGAACTTCATGGCTGGTAAGGTTAAAGTAGAAGCCGTATTTGACTCCTCTAAGAACAAACTGGATATCAAGAGTGCTGGTGCTGGTAAAACAAGCGCTGATCTCTTTGTAGATGCAGAAGTCATCGGTGTTGACATTATCGCACGTCGTGTGAACACCAACCGTCGTGAACGTGGTCAGCTTCTCGATATGAACCGTGAGCGTATGGCTTACGCACTGCCGATCCTCTCTCCGATCACTGCAGTCCGTCCTGCGATGGACAGCTATGAAGATGAAGATAGCGTGAAGCTGGATCGTCTGGTGAAAACCACTTATGTACGTTGCTCACAAGCAGCTGTCAAGACCTTGAAAGCTGCTGAAGGTTTCCTGTCACAGATCGACAGCCAAAACCTTGAGCCTGAGATGCTCTATAACAACGTCGCTCTTGGTGTAGGTCGTTACTATGTCAATCCGTGGTTCAAACACGTTGATCTTGACGTACAAGCTGAGATGAACACCCTTGAATCAGCAAACCGTATGGCTGATGTCAATGCAGTACTGGTCAACACCATCCGTGAGATGGCATATCGCGCTTACATGGAGTCTAACTACATGGCAGCTGCATCAGTGCTCCAAGGTGAGATCGGTCGTAAACCGCTGATCATCATCGGTACTGACCAGTACATCGCTGCTTACTTGATGGTCACTGGCGATCTGCGTACTCTGGGCAATGAGTTTGATGTCAAAGTGGTATCTTCTCCGAACATCGAGATGCGTAACAAGATCTATGTCACCTTCGGTAAGAATGGTGGTGGTAATGATCAGATCAACCCGCTGCACTTTGGTAACATGTTCTGGCGTCCTGAGCTGACCACCAACATGCAGATCTCTCGTGGTCAGACCACCACTCGTGAGCTCACAGTACAACCGTCCTTCCGCCACGTCGTCCACCTGCCGATCCTTGCATCCATCACTGTCAGCAACCTCAAAGGCGCTGCTACCAAGATGGTTCCGATCCTGCAGAAGATCGTTCCGTAAGCTATGGTGGTATCTATCTATCCTTAAGGATACGTATAGTACACGTCATATACCCTGGTACACCATATCGGTGTACCAGGGATTTATGACGCATAGCGTCAATCTGAGAGGTTACTTACAGTAACCTTGAAGAAATGTCGCGTAGTCTCTAAATATCTTTGCATTCTAATTAAGCTCAGGTATTAAATATATCCATGTAAGTAGCAGTCATCACGTCTGTTATAAGTTATATTTAAATAAAGGAGCAATACATGATAGAGAAATCTGATTATCGTTCTGAGATAGGATACGATCCTCTTCTCTTAGATCTTTGGAACCTTCCTCTACATCTGACTTTCTGTCGGGTCTATGTCAACACCTCTGATCAAGACATCGTGATCGTCAATGACCACAATGTCAAGTTTGTTATCCCAAGAAACGGTAATGTGATCTCAACTTTGAATCACCATTTGACCAATAGCAGTCGTAGTTATAATCAGTTATCCCAAGATCCAAATTCATCCGTAGTAAAGAGAGGTCTGTATATCATCGACACCATGATCACTACAGATATGGTTACTGAAGAGACTTATCAGAAGTACATGATCGGTCGTGATCTCAGTCACTACTACAAACCTCTACCCACAGACTACTATACTCCATCCAAGAAGACACAGATCGTTAATCGTGTCGGTAAAGATGCGGC